GTTATACCATGAAAGTGGAACCACCGGTTTTTGAGCTGGAACATGTTGAGTTTTGTCAAATGCACCCTATCCAAACATCTCGTGGATGGGTGATGGTCAGGAGGCCGGATACAGTCATGACAAAAGACTGTTGTGTGGTTCGAGGTGATATGACGGAGGGAAAACTTTATGGGTGGCTGTGTTCACAGCGAGATGGGGGGCTTAGCTTGGCCGGAGATGTTCCGGTCTTAGCTCAGTTTTACCAATCTTTCCCCAGTGGTTTTTCCGATGTTGAATCTGATTATAGTGCACCTCACAAATTCCGGGCTGGTCAGCAGTGTGGCACTATAACGCCTGAGAGTCGGTATTCTTTCTGGTTGGCTTTTGGTCTCACCCCTGATGACCAAACTGCCATCGAGGAGGAGCTACAAGCCATGAAATTTACTACCGACCATCAGGAGGTGCGTCGCAAGGTTGTGACGCTCCTCGACTACTGCACCAGATAACTGACCATTATCGTGCAAGCTGGCGCTTGTCCTACCCCTAGCTATTGCTGCAGCTGCTGCTGGAGTCTACGAACTAGTCGAGGGGTTTTCTGACACGTCCGCTCTGGCTCCGAAGAAGGGTCCGCAACCTGTTGAGAAGGTTGTGGAGAGAGAAGTAGTGGAGTACGGTGATACAAATCGCCTCCGTCGTCAGGATTATTACGTGACCCACCCTGATAGCTCTGTGGAAGGGCCAATAGCTACCGTATCTAGGAAGGCCATAACAGCCGCCTTATCTGGTACTATACCCCTCGCAGGTCATTTGTTGGAACCATTTGTTGACTCTGCTGTTAAGTATCTACTTAAACAGGGCAAGCAGGTTACAACAAAAGCTGTCCGGAAGGTGATCACCCAATACATGGCAGGTAAAGCTAAACCACAGGTGCAGAAGGGCAAGGCTCTGAAGACATCCAAGTCTGCAGGCACGGTCCATTATGCATCAGGGGGATCATCAGTGGCTGTGAAGCAAGCTCCAGTTGCCAAAGGTGTGTCGATTAAGAAACAGTCGAAGCCGAAGACTAAGCCTGTTCGTAATGGGGTCCTCATCTCGCATAGTGAGATGCTGTCCTCCGTTGTCACAAGTGCAACAACGTTGACCTATCAGTGCAATAGCTTGATAGCTAACCCTGGTAGAAGTGCCATGTTTCCATGGCTGTCAACCATTGCCATGAACTACGACAAGTACAGATTTCGGAAATTGGCTGTCACTTTCGTCACTAATCAATCCACTGCCACATCCGGTAAGGTTGGGGTGGGGTTTGATTATGATTCGACTGATCCTAAACCTGGAGATAGAATTGAATTCTTTGCTCTCACTCACCATTGTGAAGGGCCCGTCTGGGATTCGCTTACACTGTCCATACCTTGCGACAATGTGCAGCGGTTTACCAATACCCACACAACTGTTGATTCTAAACTGATAGATCTTGGCCAGGTATTGGTCATGACCGATCAAGTTGTTTCTACAGCTCAGAACATTGGAGACATTATTGTGGATTATGAAGTGGAGTTGATTGCTGCTCAGCAGGCTCTATTCACCACACAAATCTGCACTGCTACCAATCTGGCTGCCGTTCCGAACCAACAGTACTTCAACACCAACTTGATGTTTGGTCCCTCATTGTTTACCTTCACTGGTAACACCACTGCGTCATTGACCGTTGGTGTCAATCAGGGCTATTACATCATGTATTCCCTCCTTCAAGATACTGGAGCAACGCTAACTGTCACCACGTCAGGGGCATCCTCCGGACTGACAGTAAACTCTACCGGTAGAACATCCACCAACCAATACACATACCTCATAACTGCTGTGAAATGTGAAGTGCCGACTGGCACTTTCCTGCTCAACAGTGGATCTAACTTGGTTAGTGATGAGAATGTTGTGGTTATTGTGTCACGTGTTTCACCGGCAGTTTACAATGCTCTGGTTGGGTCAAGCCTCAACTAGCACGAGTGGGGTGTAAGAAATTGACCATTTCATGTCGATCATTGACTTAGACGGCCAGTTCTCTTATACACCCTACAGCGCAACTCAACAACAAATTTCCCTTTCCCACAAATCCAGACGTAGTTTCAT